AGACCCTGTTTACCTAATAACAGACCCTGATCAACATATGCGTATAGTTACAGCTATTGTACTACGACAAGGAGGAATGCTCTATGAAGTAAGTTACGGTATGTCAGCTAATACTCATTCAGCATGTGAGCTCTCAGAAACTAAAAACGTAATAAATTATTAAATTTTTAATCCCTTTCCATTGCGGTTAGGGATTTTTTGTTTATCTTTGTAACAATGATTGGCTCCAGTATGCCCACACCCTACCATTTAAACCATATGGACGTAGGGCTACTAGGTCTTAGCTCATTAGAGCATGAACAAAAGATAACTTGTTAAGAAGGCAGGTACAAGTTTCTCTGGTGATGATAATGTCAGCAGTTCTTTTTTGGTAGAAAACTCAACACACTTAGGGGGATATGGTGTTGTATCCTTTACCTTCACTGGCTTAATAGCGCTACTAATGTTATTCTACCCTCATAATTTGCTACACTATACCTCAATAGCCGGTATAGCTCTCTAATATCACCCTCTCTTTAGCTCCTTTTACAATATTCTCTACTTTTCCCCCTATTTAACGATGAACATCAGTGTTTTTTTGAACTTTTTTGAGAAATAATTCATTAAATTACTTGCAGAAATGAATATTATGATTATCTTTGTAACATAGTAACAAAAATAACAATGAAGAAGGAATTCAAAATTAACAGAGGTGAACGGGAGGTCGTCCGCAGTTATGTGGAATTGATCAGACCCTTCCTTAAAGGATTACGTCCTAGGGAAGCCGATGTATTTGCTGAAATACTTTATCGTTACTATTTAAAACGCGATATAGCCAATCAGCGAGATAGGATGGCATTAGTTTTAAACAGTGACAGTAGAGATGAAATGGTAGAGCAGTTAGAAATGACTCATCCAATTTTCAGAAATGCAATGACGTCACTACGTAAGAAAGGTATATTAAAAGAAGGAAATGTTATTCCGGACGTATATACAGTAGACTTAAGTAGTGGAGAGCTTGACTTGACCTTTAAATTTAAAGTAGAATAGTCATGACAAAACAAGAAGAATATGAGCTTCTTGAACTTGGTTTCACAGAGGAGGAGATCAAGAAAATGAAAGAAGCAGAGAAAGCAGCTAAGAAAGATATTAGAGCTGAAAAATAATTTTTATGCAGAAAAGAGTTGAAAATATCATTAAGGAGGTGGCGAAGGAATCTGACTTACCAGAGTTTGTCGTAAAGGCAATAGCGGAATCCCAATTCCAATGTGCTAGGGAAGCATTTAAAGAAGGAGAATCTGGTAAACCTGCCACCTTCTTTAATGTTAGATTCAGACATCTTGGCTTAGTAGTGGCGAAGACAGGGAAAATTAACAAACTACACACGGCTAACTTAGCCAAAAACAAAAAGTAAACGTATGAACGAACACATTAAAGAAGGATACCCAACGGTATTCTCTGGAGACGTAGTTATCGCTAACCCAGCAACAAGAGAATTAGGAGCAGAATTAGATCAACAAGCATCTAAGCTACCTAAAAAGGAACAAGAGACATTCCTAGGAAAAGTAATGGCAAAAATGTGGGGTGAGATTGAGATCCTTGCAGTAGCCGTAGATTGTGAAAGATTCTCAGTAGGAGATAAAGCTATGGGTTCACCTTCAGTAATGAAAGGAGCTACAGTTACTCCAGATGAGCAGTACTTGATCCTTAATGAAAAACTATTCAAAGGAAAATGGTAGGAGATCATGTAACCATCCTAAAAGGAAAAGAGGTTCATGATAAATTATTAGAAGGTAGTACGGAGGCAGCATCAGCTGTCTCTACTACTTTTGGACCTTATGGTAAGAATGTAGCTATCACAATGAAGTACAATGTACCTTCAGTGACTAAAGACGGAGCTACCGTAGCAGGATTTATCAAATTAAAGGATCCAGCTAAAAACGTTGCAGCACAACTGATTAATCAAGCAGCAAATGAAACAGCAAAGGTTGCGGGGGACGGAACCACAAGTACAACAGTACTTACTCTCGGTCTAGTAAAAAGAGCGTTTCAGCTAATTGAGGCAGGAGTGCAGCCAATGCAGCTCAAGAAAGATCTAAACGCAGTAGAATCTGTAGTATTGGAGAATCTTAGAGAAGAATCAACACCAGTTAAACCTGAAAACATCAAGTCAATTGCATTAGTAGCCTGTAATGGTGATGAAGCAATGGCAGATATGGTAACTGAAGCCTTTAAGGTAGTAGGAGAAGATGGATTAGTAACAGTAGCTGACTCTCGTAGTTATACAACTACTATGGACGCTACAGACGGTATTAAATTAGATCGCTCCCATATTTTACCTTCACTGGCTAATGGGCGTAACAATGTTAAACATAAAAACTGTAGAATTGCAGTATTGGACTTAGATATTAGTTCTGCAGATGATGCATTACGCATTTTAAACGTGCAGGAAGAGCTTAATGCTCCTTTACTTGTAATTTGTAATGATTTAGTAGGCAGCGCCGCTGAGGTCATAGCATTTAACAAGGAGAAGTATTCTATTCCATTGGAGATTATACGAGCTCCTTTCATCGCGGAAGCGAGAAAAGAGGCGTGCATTGATTTGGCATGCGTTGCTGGAGCAACGCTATTAAGCCAAAACGCAGGATGGGAAGTCTCTGACTTTCAGGCTGCTCACTGTGGTCATTCTGACGCAGTGGAGATGACTTTAAAAGAAACGAACATTATTGGAAGACTCGGCGATAAAAAAGAAATCGGAAAACGTATCGCATTCTATGAAGATAAGATTGCAAATGACAAGGAAGGTTTAGTAGCGAATTACAAAAAACGACTTGCATTCTTTACTTCTGGTGCTGCGGTAATATACGTAGGAGGATCTAATGAAACTGAGATTGGAGAAAAGAAAGATAGGTTTGATGATACTATCCGTGCAGTACGCAGTGCTATGGCGGAAGGATTTGTAGACGGAGGAGGATTAACTTATAACCGTCTTGCCAAAGGAGCCCTCAGCTCTATTAAAACTAAAGGTGCCGGTATTTTAGCCGATGCATTATCTGATATAGTTACAGTGATCCTAAATAACTCGGGTATCGTAACGTTGGCAGAACACTTTGAAGGAGTTCATGAAAACAATATCATTGACCCTACGTTAGTTATTAAATCAACAATTCAGAATGCTATTGGAGCAGCCACTATGATATTCACAACGGATTGTATAGTAATTAGGGAGGAAGACTAATGACAAAGACAAAGGGAGATTTATTTCATCAGGAGCTTAATGAGCTCCTTGATGAAGTAAAGAATAACGGAATAGCAGCGATAGCGTATTCATCAGATGAAGAAGAGCGACTACGGTTACTCGCATTTATGCAAACAATTACACGCAAAGAGATCGCATTGAAAGATGCCTTGAGTAAGTTTATTCAGGAGATGGAAGTACAGATAGTTAAAGATGAAGGTGATGGGGTTGATATTGACATCCTAAAACAATCAGGCGGAACTATCCAAACAATTAAAGTAGAATCTACACATGACTAGTATGGTAAAAGTATGGACGCCAAGAGAGAACTTCTGGGAGATTCATCCCATGCTTAAGGATATGAGACCCTTTAAGTTCTTTTACGACAAAGACAAGTCCAAAGGTAAGAAAGAGTCGTCTAAGATAATGTGGGCTATTGCTATGAGTATTGATCCTCATACAGATAACGCTTACAAGAACATGGCTCCAGAGACTAAGAAAAATCTTATTTCTGAGGATTACCTAAATGATAAAAAATTTAACTGGGATCACCCAGAAATAGTAAAGCTTAGCGAAGCTTATACTGACCACTGCTTAACAATTGCAGAAAAAGAATTGATAGGGTATGAGGAGAAGCTTGCACAACGTGGAGCTTTTATAAAGAAAGTAGATTATACCATGGATTCATATGATGACAGAGGTAAGATTGAAAAAGGTACTGCAGATCAATTAGATAAGATGATGTTAAACTCCAGTAAGATATTTGCTGAGATTGAAAACATTAGAGAGAAACTTGCTAAAGAGGAAATGGATGGACAACTGAAAGGTGGTGCCACAGAATCAGCAGCAGAATCAGGAATGCTATAATGAAAGATGGAAAATAACTTCATAAGAATTAACAACAGAAAAAATTTCCTAATAACAGAAGTCCCAACATTGCATCCGCAGTCGTTGGGTTACTCTGTTTATTGGAAGACACATAAGCGTCGTTGTATTGAGGGCTTCTGGTCCCTAGATGACTCAGATATTCAAGTAGATGTAGATAAGGTCTTATCTCAGGATACTTTAGATTCACAGGGTAAATGGCGCTTTATGCCAGGTAACCTTTACTTCTACGTAAATTTTGGGACAATCTTACACAAGCCAGATGACGCACCTAAGTCCTCCCCAAAGAAAAAGATTAGACCACTACTAAGAGATTTAGAATGGGAGCTATTCTACAACTGGTTAGAGGCTAGAGGCTTTTCAGGTTTTAAAGATGATGAGAAATATACATGTAACCGTGAGCTTATAGATAAGAATCACAAAGGAGAATATGACTCAACATGCTATAACTCAGACGGTAAACTGAAGGATTACATTCCTGCACGGGACTATTTAAGGCAGCTACACGATAAGCAATTAGGATATCCGCTATACCAGAATATGGCGCAAGACCTTTTTTGGTTAGGGGCAAGGGGACTCGGTAAATCGTTTTCAGTTGGTGGAGGTATTGTACTCCCAGAGCTATTGTTTGATGGAGCCAAAATATATGATGAAGAATCTATTAAGAACCCAGCGAAGGTTGAAATATTCGTAGGTGCCGCACTATCATCTAAATCTGCAGACATCTTATCTAAGACTAAGCAGGGAATGGACGAGCTACCGGGAGCATTTGGTGATTCCAAAGAGTATGTACCAGCACCTTTCTCAAAATCAATGGCAGGTACGTTAGGTCCCAACAACATGAAGAACCCATGGCGTCATGAGTATGAAAAGAAACTTGGCGGTACATGGAGAAAATTTGGTACCGGGTCTAACATTAAACATGGTGTCTATACTACTGAGAACCCAGAGGCAGCAGCCGGGGGTCGTTATATGATTGCAGTAGTAGAGGAGTGGGGTCTTTTAGGGAATTCGCTAGCAGTCCATGGTTCCAACACCGCAACTATGATGGATTTCCCTTGGAAGTTTGGATCAGGTATGTGGTTAGGTACCGGGGGTAACGTAGATAAAATTCAGGAAGCTGAAGTAATGTTCAGGGACCCACGAGGATTTGAAGCGCTTGCATTTAATGATATATGGGAAGGTACCGGAGAGATAGGTTGGTTTGTACCAGCTTATTATGGTATGAATAAGTTTAAAGACAAAAACGGGAATACTAATATTGAAGCAGCATTAGCTTATATTGAAGATCGTAGAGCATTAAAACGTAAATCAAAAGATTCCTCAGCACTTGCTTTGGAGATGATGAACTACCCTATAGTGCCCTCAGAGATGTTTTTAAATGCTCAAGGTGCAATGTTCCCACAGGCAGAGTTAAAAGCTCACCTAGCGAACGTAACAGCTAAACCACACGAATATGAGAACTCACATTATCATGGGGAGCTTGTATGGGATTCTGATGGTAAGTTAAAATGGGTAAAAGGTAACCAAAATAAACTGGAGAAGCAGTATCCTATAGATAACAACAAGGAACGCCCGGGGATAATTGAGATTATTGAGATGCCTAAAAAGGATTCTGCAAGTGATGTCCTCAGGAACAGATATATTCAAGGTACGGATACCTACGATGATGATGAGTCTAGAACTACATCATTGGGATCAACATTTATATTTGATACTTGGACGGATAGAATTGTAGCAGAGTATACTGGACGACGTGGTACTAAAGAATTTTATGAGATTACTCGTAAGTTAAATATTTTTTACAACGCTGTACATAACTATGAGCAGAATAAGAAAGGTCTTTACACATACTACGACCAAAAGAATAGTACACACTTGCTATGTGATACTCCGGAGTCTCTTAAAGATGTCGCTGATATTTCCATATCTAAGGTGGGTAATAAAAGAAAGGGTACGCATGCGAGTAAACCTATAAACGCATATGGTCTCCGTCTCATATTAGACTGGTTATTAACACCGGCTTATGGGGAAGGGGAAGACAGTGAGATCTTAAACTTACACACATTACACAATGAGGGTTTAATAAGAGAGCTCATGAACTACAATCCTGATGGTAACTTTGACCGTGTATCTGCATTGATCATGGTTATGATACTAAAGGAGGAGAGAATTAAGTACATAGAACGTAAACAAAAGCAAAAAGTACAGAGCCTATTAAAAGACGATTTCTTTACACGTAACTTTGACGATAAGTTTAACGGTAACATTTGGTAATCTGAATTTTAATTCGTATTTTTGCAAGGTAATATATATTAGAATGAGTGTACACACAAATGCAAACTTTCCTTCTCAGAAGAAAAGTAGAGCACAAAAAACAAAAGACTGGCGTAAAAAATGCGTAGATGGTGCAGAGCAACTAGCACTATTTGCGGATGATGGGGTCAGAGCATCATATCGGAATAAGAAGATTAATTATGATCTATATTCTGACATTTTGGATCAAGAGGATGTAGAGAAAATCTGCAATCCTATGAGAACTCCGGGAATGACTATGCCCGCCAAGATGCAGAATTACCCGATATGTAATCCAAAGATTGATCTATTAGTAGGAGAATCTATTAATAGAAAATTTGATTGGAAGATACGCGTAGTCAATGATGACGCTATATCTGAAAAAGAAGAAAAGTTGCTAGAAAAGTTTCAAGGACTGATGACTTCTCACATTGCAGGAGATAAACCAGAAGAGGAAATGAAAAAAGAATTGGCGAAATTTCAGCAATGGGCTGATTTTGAATACCAAGATCACAGAGAACGTACAGCTACTCAAATTTTAGAGTATTTGTATAAGCACTTGCGATTACATCACATGTTCTCCAAAGGATTTAAAGATGCTCTTATTGGCGCAGAGGAAGTTTATCAGGCAGATATTATCGCCGGTGAGCCAGTACTAGTAAGAAGAAATCCTAAGAACGTACATACTGTAAGAACAGGTGAATCAAGTCAAATTGAAGACTCAGATATTATAGCACTAGTCAGCTACAAGTCTCCGGGTCAAATTGTAGATAGTCTGCATGATTATCTTAAGCCTACAGAGATAGCACGTATTGAATCAGGTATGGCTGGAAATGAGTCAGAAGCATCTGATAGAGGAATTAATATTGGACGTAAACCAGATTTACCTATCAGTGGTTCCTCAGAAGACGGTATCTTGATCAGTTCACTGGCTAATGACGTTGGCTATGGTTCACAATTTGATGACTACGGAAACATCCGTGTTACTGAAGTATACTGGAAATCTTTACGTAAAGTTAAGAAAGTAAAATACTACGATGAGCAGGGAGATGAGCAATATGATATCTATGATGAGTCATATAAAATTAACACTGATGCTGGTGAAGAGGAGACTATCCTCTGGATCTCAGAATGGTGGGAAGGTACTAAGATTGGTGGAGATATAGGTGAAGGAAGTGATTCTGCTATCTATGTCAAAATGAGACCTAAGCCTATCCAATTTAGATCTATGGAGAACCCTAGTAAATGTCATCCGGGGATTGTAGGAACTATCTACAATACTAATGATAACTTAGGGATATCTTTGATGGACCGTATGAAGCCATACCAGTATTTATATAATGTGTTGGCATATAACACTGAGCTTGCTATTTCTAAGAACTACGGTAAGATCATGCGTATTGACTTAGCTTCTATTCCGGAAAACTGGAAGGTAGATAAGTGGATGAGCTTTGCTCAAGGTATGAACGTAGCATTCTATGATTCTTTCAAAGAAGGAAATAAAGGAGCTGCTCAAGGTAAATTAGCCGGTACAATGAATCAGAATTCTCCCGTTATTGACTTAGAGATGGGTCACACTATCCAGTTGTATATGGGGATGATGGATTTCATTAAACGAGAACTTGGGGAGATTGCAGGAGTTTCTGCGTCAAGACAAGGACAAGTACAAAGCAGACAAGCAGTAGAATACTCAAACAGAGATGCAACAGTCTTCTCATATTACAGAGTATTGGTTCTTAGAGCATGAAGAGACAAAACTCAGAGCTATGGGTATCCTATTGGAAACTGCTAAACACGCTTGGAGAAATAAGAAGAATAAAAAAGTACAACATGTACTAGACGATGGATCCACAACTATGTTCTCTGTAGAAACAGAGCAATTTAATGAAGGTGAGTATGGACTGCAAATGTCTAATGGTAGAGACTCTTATGAGTTAATCCAAACAATGAAGCAACTTGCACATGCAGGACTTCAGTCAGGTACTGTCAATTTCTCACAATTATTGGATATCTATTCTACCTCATCTACAGCTTCTATCCGTAGAAAAATGGAACGCAGTGAGCGCGAGAAAATGGAGCGTGAAGAGAAAGAAGCACAACGTCAACAGGAAATGGCGAGGGAACAAGCTGTTGTTATGTCTAAAGAAGCTGAGAAAGCAAGAGACTTCCAACGTGAAGAATGGGACAGAGAAGATGCTGTTGAGGCTATGAAGGTTCAAGCACAGAAAGACATTGAACGTATGCGTCAGGATAATGAGGATTCTCGTTATTATGTAGAGAGTACAGTAGGTGACTCTGGTGCAGAGCTTCAGAAGTTGAAACATGAAGCTGATAAAATCCGTAAAGAATATGAACTTAAGAGTAAAGCACATGCTGAAACTGTACGTCATAACAAAGCTACGGAGAAGATTCAGAACAAAGCGGCGAATAAAAAACCAGCTGGTAAGTAACTTTAGTTATCAGTCTGGTAATTTATTTCATTACGTGGGGTAATTTATAGTAATTAATTTAAAAACAATTATTACTTTTGTAATAAGTAAACAGAGAGAAATGGAATTTGATGGAATAGACTTAGAAGACCTAGCCAATTCAGAATCACCAGTAGTTGAGATAACTGGTAATGATCCTGATCTGACAGGCACAACAGAAGACACTATCCCTCCTTCAAAAGCAGACCTCACAGGGCAACAACCCGTAGAGGATCCAGATGCAGTAGATGCAGATGAGATTGCTAATGCAGGAGGTGAAGATACACCGGGAGGTGAAAACGACGGGAATAAGGAGTACAAAAATATTAAGGATCCGGCTGATAAAGCAGCGGCTACTTCCTCTTCTCAAAATACGTTTACTTCCCTAGCCTCAGCCCTCTTTGAGGACGGGTCCTTAGACACTTTAACCGATGAAGAAAAAGAAAGCGTTACTGACGCAGCTTCTTTATTGGCTTTGATTAACAAACAGATTAAAGCAAATGAATTTGCAAATCTAAATGAAAATCAAAAAGAATACCTAGAAGCACTAGCTACTGGAGTCCCACATGAGACTTATGCACAGACTAAAGCTAATGCAGATCAATACGCTAAGATTACTGATGACAATATTAGTAAGCGTCCTGATTTAGGTAAAGAACTTATTAAGCGTAGCTTCCTTGTAAAAGGATTTGATGTAGCACAAGCAACTAAGTATGCTGAGCTAGCTGCGCAAGGAGACGACTTCCAAAGGGATGCTGTGGACGCTAGAGACGCCCTTGTTGCATTTGAAAACAGCAGAATTGAGGAAGAAGTAAATACCAGAAAGCAGAAACTCATTGATGACGAAGCAGCGGCAAAAGAAGCGCTAGCTAAACTTAAATCAACAGTTACTGAGAAATCTGAGGTTATACCGGGTATTACGATTAATGCCGTTACTAGAGATAAGATTTTCACATCTATGACCACGCCAACTAAGGTCACTGATGAGACGCCTTTGAACGAAGTAATGGAGAAATATCAATCTGATCAAGAGTATAAGATGAGATTACACGCGCTTGATGTGATTACCAAAGGCTTCACTGACTTTAGCAAATTTACAAAGAAGGCTAAGTCAACTGCGGCACAGAAACTTGAACAACA